ATCTGTTTCTGTCCAATTTCTAATTGCTGTAACTAAATTTGCGTAATTATATCCTGCCATATTATGGTCTCTGGTTTACGGGTCCACCGAAAACCATTGTGCCTCCTCCACGTTCAGTACTTGATGCAGTACCAGCTAATTCAAAAGTATATTTGTTGCTAACAGTAATTGTAGCAGGAACTCCTGCGTTTGCAATTGTTTCATTTACAGGTGTAATAATAAAAGAACCATATACTTTAGCTCCACTACTATGTGTAGTAGCTGTTGTATTTAATGGAGTTTTTCCATAAGAAGGAGCAGCTGTTCCTCTTGTACATCCTGTTAAATTATTTCCTGATACTCCTGTATATTTTATAGTTTCACTTATATCTTCTCCATAAGTCGCTGAAGTAGTGTCTGTATCAATTTTTTCAATTACAATATATCCTGTGCTATTAGGAAAATAAGTTCCACTTGCTACACCAATAGTAGTAGCAGCCGCTGATATATCTGCAGATAAAGTTGTACTTAATTCTAAACATTCAATAGGTAAACCTCCTACTATATTTTTTACTTGAGTAAATCTAACAGCATCACCTGCAGATCTTCCATGATTTTCTTCATAAACTGTAACTGTTCCATCTCCAACAATAGTGCTAAAAGGATCATCATCTAAAATAGTAGGTGTTGGAAAAGCTGTTCTTGATGGTCTAACATGTTGTAATCCTTGTGGATCAGCAATAATGGGTCGTGGACTAATTTGTGGTTGTTTAGGTTCAAACTCTGAATAATGAACCCATGCACCTGTCCATTCTTTAACCATTTCTAAATATGGAAATTGCATTCCACTTCTGTCTGAAATTGCTAGTGCGTATTTTCCTCCTGCAAATTTAGCCATTACATATCTCCTACTTCTACAGGAAGTGCTTTATCTACATTTACACTACCTTCATTTAATTTTGCAAAATCCTCTAGTTGCATATTTACTTCATCTGCATTAGTCGGAGTAGATTGCAGCACCATTGTTAATGTTGCAACTGGTAAACTAGCTAACATATTTAATCCTTTTATTGCTAACGGAGTTAAACTTCCAGCTTTTGCAAGAAATGTTTGTAATATATCTGTTTTTGCTGCTTTAAGTAATTTAGGATCTCTTATATTTACTTCTAAACTATTTCCACCAAGTTCTTCATATAATTTTTTTGGTATTTTTAAAGATTTAACCTTTCCAAATAAATCCCTAATAAGATTATTACCTGTCATAGAACCCCCTCTAGCTATATGTTTAGCAAAATCTTTGTCTGGAGTAAAATAAGTTCCTCTATTAATTCCAAAATTCATTTTAGATCTTGAAGGAGCTTCTCCTCTATAAAGTTTAATTAAATCTTCTATACCAGCCATTATATACTCGGAAAGTAAGTTTTAGGGGTTATATAACTACTAGATGGTGAACCATCTTCAGATAAAGCTCTTGCTAGTTCATCTTCATAAAGTAGTTTTAAATTTTGTGTCATCTCTGGATTATATTTTTGACTTAAATAAAAAGCTAATCCTGAAGACATACACGGAACAAATCTGTACGGAACATCTGTTGCATTAGTATAGTCTCCTGCATCTTGAATTCTTTTAACAAAATAAATATGAGCATAGTTGGATGCTGCAGTTGAATTTGGTGTTGGATAAAAAGTTACTGTAGTTTTATCTATAAATCTTTGAACCCAAAATTGATTAGGTGTTCCTTTTGATAATTTATTAGCTAAAGCTGAATAAGTTGATCTATCAACTTTAGTCATGGATGAATCTGATTCGGAAGTTGTGTTGTAATTCTGTCTATATGTAGCTTCTAATACATCAGATAAACCATAAGTAGAAGTACCTGTAGTTCCACCTGCTGTTACAGAACTTGTTCCATCGCCTGTTGCTCTGTAAAAAGTATAAGTAGCTTGACCTTCAACAAAATCTATATTGGTATCACCTACTTCCCAAAAATGAATACCTCTATTTCCCCATTCTTGAAATAAAATATTAAGTGATCTTCTGGCTGTTTTTAATTGATAGCCAGAAGTACCTTGCATACCAATACGTTCGTATGCTTCTTCAATAATTTCATCAATAGCAAATGTTTTGTCGAACGTTACTGTTCCGGAAGTAGTGTTAGCCATTTAGCCTCCTACCCAAAAATAATAGTAACTTTTGCTACACCGCTTAAAGTTGCATAACCACTAGTTTCGCATCTAATTCCATCACCTGGAATTGGAATATATTGAACCCAATTTTCTCCTGCATTAGCAGCAACTCCTTTAGGTGTATCAAATACTGCGACACTTGTTCCTGAACCACCACCATCTTTTATAGTGATAGATCCTGCAGTTGTGTCTGCAACATAATAAATTCCTAAAATTCTACAAGGTCCTGCAAAAATTGCTCCTGAGGAAGTTAATCTAGTTGTTTTTACATTACTTACATATGTACCCATATTTTTCTCCTGTTTGTGAGCTCCCGAAGGAGCTCACATTATTTTACTACGCTGTGTCTGAAGTACTAGAAATTCCAAAGAATTTCAATTTTAAAGTACAGCCCGCAGCTCCTGGGTCTCCACTTAAAACTACTTCAACTTCATCAGGTGTTGAACTTGTTGCAACAACACCAGCTCCTAAGTCAATGAATCCTAGTGCACCATTACAAACCCAGAATCCTTTGAATCCTGTAGAATTTACTGCACAAGTACTTCCGATTCCATCTAAGTAACCGTCTGTATCAGCATCTGATCCTACATCGTCAAGATTAACTGAATTTGTTGATGCTACTGTTACTACAACAGCACATGCTAATGGAATAAAGTTTGTCGGCATTCCGATTGAACTTTCTTTTCCAGTTGTATCACCGTTAGCAACAGTTACTGTAGCAGTGTACTGCTCCAGTTTCATGTTTGTGATAACATTTCCTAATGAGTCTTTAGCGATATCAGTAAATCCATTTTCAGATCGTACTGGACCGTTAAAAGTTGTATTTGCCATAATTATATCCTCCTAGTTTTTAAATACTGTCTCTAGGCCGTCGACTATACGCGTCAGTATTCTAATTAATAATTGTATAGTGATAAAAGTATATATGATTTTTGTATGGAGTGCAAGGGATCCCTCTAGAAATGTTTAATTCCAGAAATATGGCGTTTATTTAAGTAGCCACAGAAACTTCGGCAGCAATATTATTGATTGCATTTTCTCTACTTGCAATCTTAGATTCCTCGAGTTTGATCTCAGTGATAACTTCTCTAATCTTTTTATCAATTTCGACCATATTAAGAGTATATTTACCATTTTGCTCATACTCCAACTGCCATTTCAACTCCAAGGACCTTTTTTGTTTGTACATGTCTTGTACCATCTATAACCTCCTCATAGGTTATTCTGTTAACTCGGTCATCATATGACTTTCCGAGATATTCCCATTTTATACTTTTTTCTCCAATTTTGTCAAGGATACTCTTTTCAATTGAAGAAACGTTATCTTCCGCTTCTACATCAAAAGATGCATAGTGATCATAAGCCCATATTTTTACTGAGAATTTTTTCATTGAATTTTCATTATATCAGTGAAATGTGGCGGTTTTAAGGCCGCCACATTAATTATTTATTACGCACCTGGTGAAGCGTAAATACCTCTAGGGTCAGAACAACCGAAGCTGTATCTTTCTCTAGCTTTGTATCTAACATTACCAGTATCGAAATCGCCTTCCATTGCAGTTTTCAATGGTGCTCTATCGAAATATTTCATGCCATTTGGAACATCAGTAATGATGTAAAATGCATCAGTGTCAGTTAGGTAGTGGTTCACTCTATAACCTTGAGGAATCATACCCATGTTTTTCAATGCATTGATATCATTGTCAGCTGTTCCCACTCTGCCTGGAGACTTCATAAGTCTGTCGGCTGTAAATTGCAAAGCAGAAGGGATGATCATTTTCATACCTTTAGCTGCAATTTTAAGACCACGTTCATCAGTAAACGCAGCAATGTCAATCATTGCTTGCTCTAAAGATGTCTCGTTAAGATCCGCTGCAGTAGCTAAAGTGTTGCTGAAAGTTCCAGCAATAGTAGGGTGAGAAGAGTTAATTAATGTAACTCCGTCACCTGTATTGAAAGAACCACTTGGCAGACCATTGTTTAATGGTGCTGCTGCTTTCACTTGTTTAGCATTTGCCATAGATCTTGCTAAAGCTTTTGTGTATCTAGAAGAGATTCTGTCATAGAGGTTGTCCTCCATAGCTTCTTCTGTGATAGCGAAAGCTAAAGCCACTGTCTCGTGAGTGTATCTAGCAGTGAAAGTCTCTTGTGCTTCATCAAATGAAACACCTTGACCTTCAGGTTTTGTTTGTGCGTTTGCAAATCCAGATAACATTACTTCCTCTTCGAAAGCTCTGTCAGAAGACTCCTTCGCATAAATTTCTTCATGCTCTGAATCGTAACGTTTGTATTCCAGCCCAAATAGTGCATTTAGGCCTGGTTCTAGTTCTTTAACTAGCTGTGCTCTTGATATTGCCATAGTCTATATGCTCCTATTATGATGCAGAAGTCAAACCACCAGAGTTTACTTGGTTAAGGTTTTGAACAACCACAACACTACAATATGCTGCTGTAATGTCTTCGTTGTCTGGATCCTCAGCCGTTCTAAGAACTCTCCATTGGTTTGCCGTTGCTGCTCGAGTACTATAAGTGATAGTTGAACTTGACTGTCCACTTGTTTCGCTACCTGCTGCAGTTACCGTTAAGCCGTACGTTTCGAAAAAGTCAGCTTGTGGAATTGCATCATCCATAGCGCCAACAAAAAGTTGGAAAGGATTGTCAAGAACAAAAGCAGTTATGTCCTCGCTGTTAGCTGGAGTAATCGGTTGGTTATACCAATTAGCCCAAGTAGGCTTTTTGGTAGTTGCCGCATTATAGAATATACCATTCAACACACCGATTGTTGAATTAGTAATAGCCGCTTGTGCTGTAGTAATATATCCATTGACCATTCTTACAGAAGATCCTTGGAATAAATCAGCATTGTAGGCTGCATCTATGTAATATTTACTTTGGCCCTGAGTAGAAGGTGTATTACCCATTACTCCTGTTGGAATTAAACCAAAGCCGGCTGTATTAGTGTTTGCCATAATACATATACTCCATATAATTGTTTATAGGTTTAACTATAAACGGGGTTAATTTAATTCGTTGG